AAGACTGTATTGGTTGTTTGCCCAGCATCTTTGAAGATCAACTGGAAAAACGAGATGACCAAATGGTTGGTTGCTGACAGGGACATCCAGATCGTCAACGGTGGCGGCGAGCAGATCCCTGCTAACCCGGATGTGATCATCATTAACTATGATGTTTTGTCTAAGCATAAGGACGCAATCAATGCTCGCACTTGGGACTTAGTGATTATGGACGAGGCTCATTACATCAAAAACAATACAGCTGCTCGCACTAAAGTTGCTGTCGGTATCAAAGCCAATCGCAAAGTGGTTTTGACAGGCACTCCAATTACAAACCGTCCTATCGAGCTACAGCCTATCGCTGGTTATCTTGACCCTGTTACCTTTGGTAACTACTTTAAGTTTGGAGTTCGCTACGCTGGCGCTCACCAAATCAACATTGGCCGTAAGACTGTTTGGGACTTCAACGGATCTTCCAACCTTGACGAGTTACAGAGAGTGTTACGACAGTCTTTCATGATCAGAAGAAAGAAGGACGAGGTTCTCAAAGAGCTTCCTGAGAAAGTTCGACAAATCATTGTGTTGCCTAACAGCGACTACAGCGACCAAATCAAAAAAGAGTTTGAAACCTTGGCTGACGCGGTTGATGAAACTTCTTCTGAAGACATCGAGTTCGAGCAAATGTCAGGTGTACGACATGAGACAGCTTTGGCAAAAGTAAACGATGTTGTAACTCACGTTGCTGCAATCGATCATCAGGTAGTGGTCATGGCTCACCACAAAGATGTTGTTGACGGAATCAAAGCTGGCTTGGAGGCTGCTGGCAAATCAGTGGTTACTTTAACTGGTGACTGCAACCAAGCTCACAGACAAAACGCGGTAGAAACCTTTCAGGCTGGCAGCGCTGATGTTTTTATTGGGACCATTGGAGCAGCTGGTGTTGGCATCACGCTTACTTCAGCAAGCCACGTTGTATTCGCTGAGCTAGATTGGGTTCCGGGCAACATGTCACAGGCAGAAGATCGTTGCCACAGAATCGGTCAAGACAGCTCAGTGTTGGTTCAGCACTTGGTTGTTGACGGATCTATCGACGCGAGACTTGCACAGGTTTTGGTTGGCAAGCAAAGAGTGTTAGATAAGGCTCTAGACAATGTGGTTGTGAACAACATCAGCATCGAGGACATTGCTTTAGATGTTGAGACTGTCGAAAAGACTTTCAAAGCTAAAAACAAAAAGTCTCCTAAGCCTTTACCAAAAGCTGTAGTTTCTTCTTTACAAGATTTCGTAGCCAGCGTTGCAAGCGCGTGTGACGGAGCTTTTGAAGAGGACGGTTCTGGCTTCAACAAAATGGACAGCGGTTTGGGCAACTCTTTGGCAAGACAAGACGAGTGGACTCCAGCTCAACAACACGCTGCCAAGACTATGGTTAAGAAGTACAAGAGGCAGATCGTAGCTTCTGGCTTAGGTCAAAAATACGACAAGGTGTACAACTCATAATAAAAGGGCTTCGGCCCTTTTTATTTGCTTTTAATCTTTTAGTGTTATACTGGCTGCGTCACTACGGTAACCAGATGGTCTGGTTGCTGGTCTAAATTTTAGGAGGACTGTAGCATGACAACACATTTCACTTCGGGAGTTACCAATGTTGGAGCTGATTCAACATTAGGAAAATTGAAAACTCCAGCACCCCACAAGTACCACAGTTATTTCAATGACTTCGATACTTACCTAGCAAGCGATTGGACAATCACAACCACAGAAGGCGGAAGTGGCAACGCTTCAGAAGCACTGACTGATGGCGATGGTGGTTTGTTATTGGTTACTAACGACGATGCTGACGACGATAATGATTTTTTTCAGCTAGTCAAAGAAGGCTTCAAGTACGAATCAGGCAAGCAGCTTGCATTCAACATGAGGTTCAAAACCAATGACGCAACTCAAACGGACATCGTTGCTGGTTTGCAGTTAACGGACACTAGCCCGTTGGACGTAACCGATGGGATCTTCTTTTTGAAGTCTGATGGGGCAACAACTGTCACGTTTATTGTTGAAAAAGACAGCACGCAATCTACTTTAGATTTGCCTAACGCATTAGCCGACGACACTTTTATGACTGTAGGGTTTGTATATGACCCCAAGGACCAAAAGTTTCATGTGTTCCAAAACAATGTTTTGGCTGGCACAGTGGTAAGCACAAATGCGCCTGACAACGAAGAGCTGGCTCTGTCGTTTGGCATTCAGAACGGTGCTGCTGCTGCAAAAACTTTGACCGTCGATTACATTGGCGCTCACAAAGAACGCACTGCGGTTACTGAACTTTAAACAGGAGGTGAGATATGGCTGATGCTGTAGCTTCCCAAACGATACAAGACGGAGAGCGAACCGCAGTAATGCGGTTCACTAACGTCTCTGATGGCACTGGCGAATCTGCGGTCAAAAAGGTGGATGTATCTGCCCTAGCCGCTAACTCAGCAGGGCAAGCGTGTACAGAAGTTCACATCCAACGCATTTATTGGATGACTGTCGGCATGAGTGTCAAGTTGGAGTTTGATGCGACATCAAGCGTCTTGTTGACACACATCCCGGCAGATGCAACGGGCGATGAGTATTACGATAACTTCACGGCTATTCCAAATAATGCTGGTAGCGGCAAAACTGGAGACATTGACTTTACCACGGTAGGTCACTCCAGCGGCGACAGTTACATGATTATCCTTGAGATGATCAAGAAGTACGATTAGGAATTGTTGATGGCATTTTTTCGAGCTGGCCAAGGTTTTGACCCTTACTCGTATGGCGGAATTGGCGGTTTGTTTGGCGGCATGGGCGGATTTAACCCGTACCAACAAATGCCAAGAATGGGCGGCGGTTTTTTCGGCGGCTTTATGCCAAGGTTTAAGCGTAGGGCAAGACCAGCCATGCCAGATTACTCTGGTCAAATAACCAGTTTGGAAGAAAAGATCAAGGCGCTTCAAGAGCAGTTAGCTGCAAGGCAAACTGGTTCTGCTATGCCAGCCTCTATGCCAGCCTCTATGACAGAAACTAGACCGACCACGGCTTCAAGCTTGATCCCTCAAGTCGATCCAGTGGCTCTCAAAGAGCTGCAAGATCGCGTAGCTGGCTCTGTAATACCAACCCCTAGGCCAGCGCCAGCTATTCCTATGCCGGGACCATCAGGCATGGAAGGCTTAGGTTTGGATCTTGCCGAAATACCGATGGGACGCGGAAGAATGGGTGGAGGGAAAACCATGGTAAAACCTTCATCGATTGAAAGAATTATGCCTATGCCAAAGCCAATGCCAGAAATGCCAAGTTTCCCTATGCCACAAGTAGATCCCATGGGGCGCGTAGCAGCGCCACTGACTAGAGGTCCGGTTAACGTAGCTATCAACAGTCCAAAGTTAGGAATTGGAAGATTAGGCGGAAGGATGATGAGATAATGGCAAAAGAAAAGATAAACAAAGTAATCAAAGGCTTGAGGAAAGCCAGCAAAACCCACGCGCAACAGGCAAAAACTTTAAGCACGATTAAGATGAAAGAAGGTGGCAGCATACCTGATAACGTCAAAAACCCTTCGCTTTATTCAAAAGCTAAAGCTAAAGCTAAAGCAAAATTCGATGTTTATCCTTCAGCCTACGCCAACGCTTACATGGTCAAAGAATACAAAAGAATGGGCGGAAGATACGCGGCTGAAGGCGGAGCAATAAGAAAAAACAGTGGAGGCGATGTGTCACTAAAAGAAATACCAAAAGGCAACAAAGGCCTTGGCAAGTTGCCTACTAAAGTTCGTAACCGTATGGGTTACATGAAAGACGGCGGCACGGTTAACAAAAACACAACAATGGTTCAAGGCCGTGGTTGTGGTGCGATTGACCCCAGAAAACAAAAAAAGACTAGAGTGCCTAGAACCTAATGAGTCTTAAAGATTGGTTTGGTAAGGGATCAAAAGGTGACTGGGTTGACATTGGCGCTCCCAAGAAGGATGGCAAGTTTCAGGCATGCGGAAGGTCTTCTGCAAAAAAATCAAAACGCAAATACCCCAAGTGTGTGCCAAGATCCAAGGCAAACCGAATGTCTAAAAGCCAAATTGCGTCTGCGGTTAAACGCAAAAGATCCAAGCGGCAAGGCGTGGGCGGCAAGCCGACTAACGTCAAAACATTTGCAAGCAGCGGTGGTATAATCAGCAACCAATCGAACATGGGTTTGTTCGGAAGACAGTAGGAGTCACTATGAAGAAGAGAATGCAAAACAAAGGCGGCACTGTGAAGATGGCCCGTATGATGAATAAGGGCGGCACTATCAAAACGCCTCGCATGATGAAAAAAGGCGGAGTCGTTAAAAAAGTGATGATGAATAAGGGCGGAACCGTCAAAAAGAAAAGATAGGTAATGGCTTATCTTCAGTCCAACATTCCCTACTTTAAATGTTGGGTTCGCAAAGAGTACACGCACAATCACGAAAAATACCACGGTGAATTTATTCACGCGATGGCGGTGGCGGTTACAACCATGCCAACGCGATGCCTTTCGTTTCAGCTGATATTTACTGGCGCTGAAGTGGACACAGTAGAAGAGAACGTCCATGGCGGAGCCATGTGGGCAAGAATGCCGATTACTGGCTTAGTT